AGGTTAGCCAACGCTGGCAATGCAGAAACAGCAGAGGAAATCAGGCCAGGCAACCGGCGAAGCAGGTTGGTGGTCTGCTTCGTCTTGAGGGTGATCTCCCCCGAGAAGCAAAGGTTGTCGCAGACGAAGACTCGACTGCCCAAAGCCAACCCGCGTGGGAGGGATTGATCGTAGGATCCGCGCAAGCCGACTACAGTCTCGTAGCCTTTGGTGGAACCCGCCGGGATGTATTCGCCTTCCAAGACTTCAGGCTGAGTGGAAACAGCCATCAAGCCAAACATCCGGGATCCGTCGCCCAAGACGCCAAACTGCTCATTCTGAATGTGAAGACCATTATCAGCCAGAGAATCGGTGACCATGTCAACGAAATCTGAATACGGTTGTGGGTTATGGAAACGACCAAGAGCAGGTCCTGGGAGGACGTGGTTAAGCTCTTGCCGTGTGATTGATGCAGCTCCGCAATGGAGCATGAGTCCTTCGAGTGCCATTTGAGTCTCCTTATCTAAGTCCTAATCTAAAGTTTGCCGATGTTAGCCGCGAATTCACGGCATGGATCAATAGTAGTTCAACCGTTCGCAGTTTGCAAACCTTTTTGTAAGCCAACCAGGAAAGAATAGGGGGAGGGGGTTTATTTCCGCGCAGAATCATAAGTTCCGCCCGAGGTCACCTGTGCCTCAGAATGTGAGCAAGGTAAACTTGTTCGCAATATGCAAACGTGTAATAATTCGGGGCATGGAGAAAAGAACGTATATAAAGGAGATGGTCCAGGACCTGGGTGGTCCTTCAAAACTCGGTCGACAACTTGGGGTTTCGAAATCGACCGTGGCTGGGTGGTCTGTGCGCGGCTTACCTGCCGCACAAGCGATCCGCATCGAGCGTCTGACAGACGGGGACTACCGACTCGAAGACCTGTTGCCTGAACTCCATACGTCTTAACAAAGAAAACCCCCCTTGAAAGATGATCCGGCAAGATCAGTCAAGGGGGGTCTGTCCTTTCATCGGCAAACAAAAGGAGTGAGCCCATTATGACAGAAAACACATCTGACAACACACCAGCGGACACTAACGAACAAACTGTCGTCGACCTGTTTACTCCCCTCAACCTGGCGTCACGCCTGGCGGAGGAGCTGGGGGTTGATTACATCGAGCAGGGAGACGGGTATCTGGCACCGTGTCCCTGTCACCAGGACTCTCACCCTTCTCTCAGCGTCTCGGCAGGGGAGGTTGTTCCGGTCCTGGTGAAATGCTGGGCCGGTTGCGACCAGGGGCTCCTGCTCGATACTCTAAAAGAACGCGGCCTGTGGTCGACGCGACCGAAAGAATCCCAGATCGTTGATGAGTATCCCTACCGAAATGCTGAGGGAGAAGTGCTGTGCTGGAAACAGCGGCACCTGGCAGACGGCAAAAAGAAATTCAAATGGGGACGGGTTGGTGCCGACGGTCGATGGAAGAACCACAAGCCCCGTGGGTGCCTCCTTCCTTTATATAGGTTACCGGAGCTTCTCGAGTCCGATCCAACCAAGCTGGTCGTGATCGTTGAAGGGGAGAAGGACGTCGAGAACCTTAGAGACCTCGGGGTGGTTGCTACTTGCAATCACGACGGGGCTGGAAACTGGCTCGATCGGTACACACCGTCCCTGGAAGGGAGGCACATCGCTGTCATCCCGGATAACGACGCACCAGGACGCTCTCATGCGATCCAGGTCGCCCAGGCCCTGGCCGACCACGTTGAGTCGATCAAGATCCTCCCCTTGCCTGGGCTCGAGCTGAAAGGAGACTTTTCTGACTGGCTCCACGCAGGGGGAACCAAGGAGAAGCTGACTCAGCTTTACCTGGAAGCGACTGAGTGGGCCAGTGACGGAAACAATTGGGAAGCCAGGCTCAAGACGACGAACGCCGGGGATCCCAAGAACCTCGAATCGAATTACGCCCTGTACATGCGGAACCACGAGCAGTTCAAGGGGCTGTTCCTGTACGACGAATTCAATGCCAAGATCACGCTCTTCGGCGAAGATGCTTCTGACCATCTGGATACGAAGGTGGTGTGCATGTTCCAGGACTTCGGTTTCAATACGACGCGGGACCGGGTGACCCAGGCAATCCGGATGATCTCTCGTGAGAACTCGCACGACCCGCTGAGGGACTACGTCCTGAGCCTGGTGTGGGACAAGACCCCCCGCGTGGACACCTGGCTCCGGGATTACATGAAAGCGACCAAACAGTCCGAGGCTTATGTCAGCCTGGTCGGGCGGCGTTGGCTGGTGTCAGGGATCGCTCGAGCCCTGGAGCCCGGTTGCAAGGCCGATCAGTGGCTGGTCCTCGAAGGAAAACAGGGGGACAAGAAATCCTGGGGCCTACAACACCTGGTCCCGAATGAAGACTGGTACTCAGCCAGCCTTCCAAAACTCTCAGGGAACACGCACAAGGATGCGGTCATGTCCATGAGCGGCTCCTGGATCGTTGAGGACTCGGAGTTCAAGGTGGTCAAGAAAGGCGATCGGGATTCGACCAAGGCTTTCGCTTCGACGATGGTCGACAAGATCAGGATCCCTTACGACAAGCACCTGTCGATCGTTCGTCGTCGGTGCATCATCGCCGCGACACACAACCCTGAAGGGGAAGGTTATTTCTCCGACCCGACAGGGGCGAGACGTTGGCTACCGGTCGAGGTCTGCGGTAAATGCGACCGGAAGGGGCTTGCGCGGGACCGCGATCAACTTTGGGCCGAAGCCCTGCATTTCTATCAGAACGACGAGCCCTGGTGGATAGAACCCGAAGAAGCGGGACTCCTCGAGGAGCAGAGAAGCCGCTTCAAAGAGAGTGAAGTGGTCGACGAGGCGAAGCAGTATCTCGAGTACCAACCGATCATTGTTGACGACACGAACAAGGATTCGTTCACCGTGGAGTGGAAAAAACGGGTGACACCACTCACTGTTTTCATACCCAAATACTTCTGGGTTGACCGCTATCAGACCGATTGGGTGAAGGCATCCTGGCAAATCAAGAACGACATCAATGGGTATTTCCAGATTCGGGGGTGGAAGAAATTAAGGGTTCGGGTCCCGGAACAGGCAAAAGAGCATGGGGACCCCGAAAGGTTGGTGGTGAGGGCCTGGTGTGTGACACCGGAATCGGGGGGTGTCACGACACCTGTAACCAACCCAACCGACTGTAACCAAACAGAAAAAGAGGGTTTGGTGACTGGTGACACCTATAACTCTAATAATAATAATATTATTATTAATAGAAAGGGTAGTGGTGTAGCCAGTAGAAACACTGCGGAGAAATGTCCAGATGAGGTGTCACCTGTCACCGTGTCACCAAACGGGGTTCTCACCGATTTGGAGATCATCCCGCTTGACGATTTCTTTTCCCGGTTTACACCGGACCAGGTTGTCGGTCTGGACTTCGAGACTACCTCCCTGTCGCCCCTCGACGGGGAAGTAAAGTTGATGCAATTTTACAGGGATGGGGTCTACGCTTTCGTCAAGATTGAGAACGCCGTTGACCTGATTACGGTGGTTGGAAAGATGAGCGGGAGGACCTTCGTCGCGTTCAACGCGCAGTTCGAGCAGTCCTGGCTATTTGTTCCCCAGGAGTTCCATCGGTTAGAAGGTAACTCAGGGGTCGAGATCCACGACTCGATGCTCGCATACTCCGCTCTGTTCGGGGGCCGTATTTCCCTGAAGGACGCCTGCAAGAAATTTCTCAAGACTGAGGTGAGCAAGGAACAACAGAAATCAGACTGGTCGGGTGACCTCACCGACGATCAGATCCTGTACGCCCTGAAGGATGCCGAGTACGCACTCCTCCTGTGGCAGAAGTTCGCACCAATGATGGAGGAGAAGGACGTCCTCGAGGGCTACTTTACAATGTTGGAATCAATCCCTGCCATCAATCACATGGAAGCATCAGGTCTCGGGTTCGATCTCGAGGTGCATGACGAAATGATTCAGGGCTGGAAGCGGCGTCAGCACAAACTAGGGCGTGAACTAATCTCCTGGAAGGCGGAAGCTCCGATCGAGAACTGGAACTCCCCAGCTCAGATTCAGTGCTGGATTGAGAACGCCTTGAAAGAGCACCCGGATGGGGAAGCGGCTAGACGTCATTGGACAAGGACTCAGTCGACACACATGCTGTCTGTGAGTGCTGTGGCGATCCGCCAGGTCATGGATAAGGGGCTGATTCCTGAGCCGATCGCGTCGATCTTGAAGACTTACCTGGCTCGTCAGACCGTAACCAAGTTGCTCAATACTTACGGGTTGAAGTTAGCGAAGCAGGTTCGGAATGGTCGACTGCACGGCAGTTTCAGCGTGGGGTCGGCTCAGACAGGTCGTATGACTTCGTCCAGACCCAACCTCCAGAACCTCCCTAACAGCGAAGGGTTCAAGACATTGTTCGTCGCTGACCCTGGGAACCAGATCGTGATCGCAGACTATTCACAGGTGGAGGTTCGCGTTGGAGCCCTGCTTTCGAACGAGCCTGTCCTTGCCGAAATCTTCAGAACTCGGCAGGACGTCCACCTGGCAACAGCGGCGAGGATGTTCAACAAGCCACAATCAGAAATCAGCAAGCAGGAGAGAAAGAAGGCGAAGACGGTGACCTTCGGCGTCCAATACGGGATGCAGGAGCGGTCGCTTTCGAAAGCTCTGAAGGTCACGGTTGAGGAAGCGGCTGAATACCTGGCTCAATGGGAGGATGTGTACCCTGCTTACGCCCGGTGGCGTATGACTCAGATCGAGAAGACAGCGGCGCACAAAGAGATTCGCACTGCCGGTGGCCGATGCATCCAGTTCGATACTGCTCCGAGTCCGAGCGTCTGCTTCAATTACCCGGTCCAGGGTGCGTCGGCTGACGTCATGTACAAGGCTCTGACCCGGACTTACGACGCGATCAAGGGCAGGGACGGTTGGCGGATGTTAGCCGTGGTCCATGACGAGATTGTTATGGAGGTTCCTGAGAAAGATGCGAGTCGAAGGGCTTGCGGCATTCTCGAGGAAGCGATGGTCCAGGGGTTCCTGGATATCTTCCCTGGTGCGGACACGACGGGCCTGGTGGACGCTGTTTCCGGCGACTCCTGGGCAGTGAAGGAGTAGCCGAGCTGGAAGCGAGCTGTTTTATCTGCGCCCTGAAATTTTTAGCCCTGGTGGTTTTGATCGCCGGGGTGTCGTACCTGGTCACGCTTCAGATGTTGGAGCCTGGTCCAGGTTGGGAGTGTCGGGAGGTTCTGGACCGTGTACACAGTGGAGTCACAGGCGGAGAAGGGGTGAGGTTATGATTTTTGGTGATCGATATCAAAAGATGGCGGAGCTGTTCGACAATATTGTCGATTTTTTCAGATTGGTCTTGTTGGTCTTGATGGTTGGGGCGTCGTACCTGGCTCTCAGGATCGCAGTGGCGTTCGGGAGATAATTATGACGGCTTTTGCAAGGGCTATTGCCCCCGTGTTTTTGGTCTTGTTCTCGTCTCAGATTCAGGCCGAGTGTCAACTTGAGACTGCTCGATGGGCTTACGACGAGGAGAACAAGATCCTTCGATTTTGCGTTGAGGACTCTCAGTCATCCGCTGAGAATGAGCTGAGATGCTCTGCGTTTCCGAAACAGGTGTTCCTTGAGTCCAATCCCTTTGATCTGGAGATTTGAGGTGCTTATGAACCGGGTCTTACTCGCTCGCTGTTTCACGAAGGTGTCGACTACTGGAAGAACTTTGAGGGGTCCAGGCTGGCGATGTGGCGAGTCTCACCATAACTCCAGGTGGTCAGACCAGGTCATTGAGGAAATGAGGTATTTGCATGACAGGGGAGCAACATGTACCGAGATCGCAGAACATTTCGGGTGTCCAAGAACCACGGTCTCGTCGGTGATCCACTACCAGGAGCGGGTAGCGACCTGTTTTGGAGAGAGTCTGGTTCTGGAATAGTCGAGGACCCGGAGCTTGTGTCTCTGCTATCCAGAAGGGACCGGCTTAAAGTCGAGCTGAAAATAATCCAGGGTGCTCCGCTGTTTGAGGTTGCGATCGCTCAGCAGTCCCTTCGAGTGCTCAACGACCAGATCAGGGAACGCGAGAAGAGATTGGAATTGAGCGACGGGTAACTTGCATGCGGCCTGATATTCTGGCCCCATGACCAATCCCGTCGGAAGACCCACCAAATATTGCCCCTCGATGTGCGATGACGTTGTACGAGTCATGCGTGACGGGGGATCCATTGCTGAAGTCTGCGCTGAGCTCGGGATCATCCGAGATACGTTCCACATCTGGCGCGAAATTCACCCAGAATTTTCTGACTCCGTAAAGGAAGGCTTGGACTTGAGCGAAGCGTTTTGGAACCGCCTCGGGCAGGACGGAGCGACTGGAGCGAACCGGAATGCGAACGCGACCTTCTGGATTTTTAACATGAAGAATCGATTCGACTGGAGCGACAAGCGCGACGTAAACAACACCGGGGAGACGACGATCAATGTCATCACCGGCATCGATCGAAAGATTGGTGACGATGATGGCGACGACGCCTGATGTCTGCTCTCGCCAAAGCTGTCAATACAGGCTACGTTCCCCATCGTTACCAGGCTGAGATTCATCGCAACCTCAAACGGTTTTCAGTCCTAGTCTGCCATCGCCGTTTCGGTAAGACCTATCTCGCGATCAATGCACTGGTCAACGAGGCATTGGTCGCCGATCGGAGGGACAGTCGGTTCGGGTACGTTGCGCCTTATCTGCGGCAAGCCAAGCAGATCGCGTGGGATTATCTCAAACGGTTTGCTCTGGATATTCCAGGCACCCACGCCAACGAGTCAGAGCTCTCAATTGATTTTCCAAATGGAGCCAGGGTTCGACT